CCCCCCCTAAAATATTTAACCATATTTAACTAAGTGGGGGGTATCTACTTAAAAATCAGTATATTTGTAGTGACAAAACAGTCATGCAATTTGGTATTTGTAGATAGATACAGCGCGGTCGTGAGATTGCGCTTTATTATTATCAAAACAGTCCTTCAGCATTACCTTTATTCGGTAGTTTGACTTTGCCGTTTTTTGCTTCGTAAGATGACACTGCTAATTGCATTGCTGCCTCTAATACGTCTTTTATAGGCATATTCTCTTTGCGAGCAATTGCACGTAGTTTATCCATTAGTTCAAGGTTGGCAATTGTGCAAATGCGACCATATTGCGCCTCGTTACTTTCTTTTTTAGCCGGTGCCTCAGTTTTGAGAAACATCGAGTTGAAATTTGATTGTAAATCTTTCTTATTTGCCATATCGGTATGAATAGTAATATTTATTATCAGTATGCAAGGTATTACTTTTTACTTAACCCTTCTTGCTCAATAAATTCCTTTGCAAGAGCGAGATAGTCTTTTGCGCCATTGCTGTTAGGTGCATAGTCAGTGATAACAGCACTCATAGAAGGAGCTTCAGCAATAGCAATATTCTCACGTATGCGTGTGCTGTAAACGTGGTAAGGTTGCGCGGTGCGTAGTGTTGTTTCAACGACTTTATTCAGGTTGCGACCATTCCAACGAGTAATTACAACTCCGCTGATACGTAGTTTGCTGTTTAAGTGTTCGCGCACCATGTCAATTGTTTGCAGTATCAGTTCAAGACCACGAAATGGCAGCGTTTCTGCTGTCATTGGTATTAGCACAGCCTCTGCTGCAACAAAGGCGTTGATAGTAAGCAATCCAAGTGCCGGAGAGCAGTCCAACAAGATGACATCGTAATCTTTTAAGTGTGGCTTTAGTAAGTCTTTCAATACAGACTCGCGAGAAATGCGTGATGCTAATTCCATTTCTATTGATGCCATTTCAATAGACGATGCTACAAGATGTAAAGTAGGATGCGCAGGCACTTGCAAGATTGACAAATGCCCACGCTTGTTGCGCATTGCAGAGTAAACGGATTGCTCAACCGTTGGCTCGGTGTTCAGTAGTGATGTTGTGAGATTTGCTTGCGCGTCAAGGTCAACGAGCAGAGTGCGATAACCATTCGCTGCAAGGATTGCGCCCAAAGTGGCTGTCGTAGTAGTCTTGCCGACACCACCTTTTTGATTGGCGATTGCAATAATTTTACACATAAGGTTATTTTTGATTTGGTTAATAAATTATGCTGCAAATATAAGCATATTCAGCATACTACGCATACAAGTAATACTGACATATAACACTATTTAGTAATATTTAGCATACATAGCATACGTAACATACTATATATACAAAACATACTGATATGTGTTTCTATATCAGTATGCTTAGTGCAAATGAAAATTCGGATATAACGTTTCACAACGTCATGCAGTTAACCTTAAATCTAATACCATGAAAACTAATGCAAATATAGCAATTTATTTCATAATAGGAATAGCAATACAACAACAATGTGGGTGATATGGCGGCAAATTCAGCATATCTTCGTGATATCCAACTTTGCTGTCACATAGCGCACATGGGTAAGTCGAGCCGCGCATAACATACCAACCTGTTGCATTTTTATTGTCTACCAAGTAATACCTTTTCATCATTCCACGAGCCAAAGTATAATCTGCAAGTGTTGCTATCGCTACAAGTTGCGACCTTGCAACGCCACGCCCAAACGAAGGAATGATTACCGGCAACCCTCTTTCTTCTGCCGACTTGACAATATCGTTTTTATAAGGTTGATAAAGATTGCTCTTGACATTCTCTATGGCATCAGCTTCCGTAACTCTCATGTACATATTTGCTGCAATGGCTATTTCTAACTCATGCACAAGGCGCGTTGCATAGACATTCATTCTCTCGTCAAACGTCAGTTCTGCAACCTCACCAAAAACGATTGGCTCTAATAGGTTTTCATCATCCTCAGAGCAATCTTCATAAACATACATTTCAATGTAGTTGCGAATTTCGTCAAGGTGTTGATGCACTAACGTAACAAGATAGCTGTAAAATGCTTTGTCCCTACGTTTCAGCACCTTTATAGGTGTCAATTTCCTGTTACGATAAGAATATTGCACAGCATCCTCAACCAAACGCCCAACTATTTGATTAACGATGCTGTCAATATTCCTTTGTAAACCAAGACGCACTATGACGTATGTTTTTGCTGCGTCAATCTCGTCTTGTGTCGGCTTTTTATCGTCACTCATTGTCTACGTTTTGGGCTTGTTGTGATTGTTTTGTGGTAATTTGTGCCAATAAATCTGCCGATTGTTCTTCTTTCATCTCTCGCATGATGCGGTCAAACTCATTGTTTTTGTCATAAGTAGTCTGCTCTGATGCAGTTTCTTTAGACAAGATATTAGAATTGACAGCACTTACAAGATTATTTATAAGTTCTGCGGTGTTTTGGTGAACGTAAGGCACGATGTATGACAAGATATTTAGACTGAGCATCTTCGTCAGCTTGCCTGTTTCAATGCCGTAGCCATAAAGGAATAACTCTTTAAGTTCATCAATTACGTGGTCGTATTCTTTAGCATCAAGCAGTGCGCGTTCCAATGACGGAGAATATATCAATTTGATTGCAACACCCGGCAAATCACCTGATTTAACTTCAGGCGGCATTACGATAAATGCACCCATGAAAATCATTTTGAGTAAGGTGTTGATTTGCAACTCAAATGCCGTTGTGCCATTCTCGCGGTTGAGGAAACTTGCATCATCATCTTGCCCCATTGTGATAGCCTTGACTGCACCATACATATCGCCTTGAATTTCTATATCTTCACCTTTAAGTATCATAATAGGGAAGGCGTATGCCATATTGTTTTGGCAAAGGTGCGAAATTGCAAGTTCATATTTGTCGATAGCATCTTGAACGGGAGACCAACAAGCACCGATTTCGTCACGATGATAAATAACCGGCACACGATTGAAATTGTGGCGTTCCTCTTTAACCAAAGAATACCCTTCAAGATTAAACCATGACTTGACCTTATTAACTGCGCCCTTAAAACCTTTCATATCCATGCGATAAGTGCGCATATATGTATCATCCCACATTTCTACCCATGACACTTTCTCTGAAGACTCTTCGTCATAGTCGTAATATTGGCGTGCAAAGCCATCTAATTTGCCTGTAACGCCATCATAATGCGGAAATGATGTATCGCCATTGAGGAATGAAAGCACTTTTGTATAAACTTTGCCTTCATGCATATACATAACCATTGCGGCATCGCCTGTAATCTTGACAGACTTAAAGAAGTCATAGAGTTTGATGTCAATATTCTTGTCGAGCCAACCTTTTTGAAACTCCAAGAATAAGTCATTTTCCTCTTGTGGTACAGCATTGCTGTTGGTAAGTTCATGGCGAATATCATTGCCGCAAAGGTGTACAAGTTGCTGTGCAGTGATAATCATTTGCAACGGAAAGCAAGCGCGAAATACGCTCTCTTTGAAGTATTGCTTTTTATTATCATCATACTTTACTTTGTCGGGATAATACTCTTGCGAGTTGATTTTGTGTCCTGTCGGATAATACTCACGTAAGAAGTCTGATTGCGATACGACGTCAAACAGCATTTTCTCAGGCAAATAGAATGCCTTGCGTGGGTCGCGCACCGTGCGCTGTTGTGTGTAATAATCGGGGCGTATCCTTGTGAAAGGTCTGCGCACCAAGCTATCTGTAATCATAATAATCCTAATCCTTTAAAATGTCTATTTCGTTTCTTTATTTCAAATATCTTAATCATTAACAATGCCTCAAAGTAGTCGGGAGAGTGTCCGACAAAACGTTTCATCATTGCTTTTTTGATAATTTTCCAACCTTTGCCGTTTTCCTCGTCTTGTCGTATTGCTTTGCGCTCGCGGTTGAGGATTTGCGCTAATGGTGTATTGGAATATCCTTTACCACTATACTTGCGACTAAGCAAGTCGGGATTGATAGAATACTCGCCATTAATCAGTGATCGAGCAAACAAGTAAGCGGCTTGTGATTTGATGTCGTGATATACATTTTTGTATTTATCATCGACACCTTCAGTATTGCAGAAGGGTAGAGCGCGTGGGAAATAACCTTTTAGTGTCTGCCCCAAGCCATTAAGGTCGTAGGTAAAGTTTTCTTCTCTAACACCCCATTCTTCAAGCTTGACCTTTATTGCATTGACAGTACTGCGTGAGTCCAAGTGACACACATACAAATCTTCAATGTGATTACCAATAAATAGCCAAAGCACGCAAGCATCGCCGCCATCAAAAGCAACATCGCAAGAACAACGCCTTATACCATCACCTTTTTGTACCGGATTATTAAAGAACTTTTCAAGGTGTGATTGTTTGATGAAATCATCACCAACGTCTTTATATTTCCAATTGCCTTCAAGGTCACGTGCGCGTTGTTCCTCTGACTGATTGGCAAGGTTAGCCAAATAAGTAGGGTCTGATGCAAGAAGTTTTACATTGTCAACCAACTTTGCCTCAACAAAAGCAACTGACTTGATGAACAAATCTTGTGGTCGACCATATATATTATATTCGTCAGTCCAATATCTATCAATAATACTATGGCATTGTTCATACACCTCTTCGCGGCTGTCTCCCCAATAAATAGAGTCAACGCTGTCACCATCCATAAAACAATAGCGAACAACGCTGTCGCGCTCTGCAATTGGTAGACCATCTTCGCCAATCCACCAATCAATAAATTTAGCAACCCAACTATCGGGGTCAGGGTTACAAGTACCAAAAAAACGATTGCGAATACCAAACGCATTACGATTACAAGTGATAAGATACTTGAACTTTAGAAACTCCATGTGCGTTATCTCATCGACACCAATGTAAGAGAATTGTCGACCTTGAAAACGTTTCTTAAACTCATCGTAAGAGTCTGCGTGGTATGAAAAGCGCAAGAACCCACCGCGATTAAAAGTCCAACGTTGGTCTGTCTTTGAACGCAAACGCTCGCCAAACTCACCGAATATTTGGTCTGATGTTTCTGCTATATCGGACAAATCTTCAATTTCGTTACGTAATATCAGCGCACGGAAATTAGGATTATCCATGTCATACGCGCCTTCAAGCAATAGCGAGAATGTCTTTGAACCACCACGGCAACCACCGCCAATTGTTATATCGGCAATTGACGAAAGCATATTTTCTTGACCGCCACGTTGGGCGAATAACGCTTTACTCGCAGTGTTTTTACTCGCTGCTTTGCGCATTTTTTCAAGTTCGTAGTAAGAAATATATGTGCCTATGCCTGCCATTTATGTTAGTTACGCGGCTTTATTTGCCTATA